GAGTCGGCACGACTCCAGCAGTCCGCCATCGAGGCCACCGAGAGGGCACCACTGGTCCCCACAGGGGCTGGCAGCAACGCGTCCAAGTACTACATGGCTCTGTATCAGCAGAGGCTCGCAGAAGAGCGTACACGGCTTCAGCGCCTGTTCGACTCTTACCAGACCTACAATGGCTGAGGTGAACCATGGCTAACTCCCGCTTCTACTCTTCGACCGCCGCTGTTACTAACCTTCAGGTTACCGCTGGAGTCAGCGACGCCACCATCCAGGTGGCTAGCTCGGCTGGCTTCCCAGGGGCATTCCCTTATGTCCTCTCGCTCGACTACGGGTCCGCGAACGAGGAACTGGTGGACGTCACCGCCGGTGGTCCGTCTGTGTTCAACGTGACCCGAGGCAGGGACGGCACCTCAGCTTCCAGCCACAACGCTGGGGCTGTAGTTAGGCACGTCTCCTCCGCCAGGGACTTCACCGATAGCCGGACGCACGAAGCGTCCGCTACTGGAGTTCACGGGATCACCGGTCAGTTCGTGGACACGCTGTCCACGCAGACCATGTCGAACAAGACGCTGACCAACCCGACTATCAACGCCGCGACCATAGCCGGTGCGGTTGTCGCCACCACGATGACCCTCTCCGGCGGCACGTTCAGCGCTCCGGCGATAGCCAACGCCGCACTGTCCGGCACGTTCACCGGCAACCCCACGCTCAGCGGAGCAGTAACGTTCACTGGTACGGTTACGTTCACCACCACCGCAGGCGCGCTGTTCCAGCGAGCAGCCGTAGCCAACTCTGCTATACGCACGGCGGTCACCGGTGACTCTGTCGACCGGCTGAACGTCGAAGCCGGTGGGCTGATGCACTGGGGTCCGGGTAACGCTGCAGCGGACACCCACTTCGGACGTACCGGCATAGCCCAGGCCACCCTGACTGGTGCGCTGATAGCGACCAGCACCGTCGACATCACCGGCGCGGTCACGATGGGCTCACTGACAGGCAACGTCGGCGGCAGCCCTAACTTCACCGGCCAGCCTACGTTCACCCCGCTCACCGTCTCTGGCTCAACGCTCGTACCTGACACCGTGACCAACGGCTGGAGTCTTGATGCCGCAGCCGGGCGCAAGACTGCTGGCGTCACCACCATCAGGGTGATGGTCGAACGGACCGGCGGAAACATAGTCGCCTCAGCCTCGGGCAACATCGCTGACACCAGGATCGGGACGCTAGCCGCTGGCTACCGTCCTATCGACGGGACTATGATCACCAACTATGACATGAGCGGTGTAGCCACAGGCTCGGTGTCTATCGGCAACGACGGCATCATGACCATCAAGTCTCTGTCTGCTGGAAACACCATCGGCCTGGCTGACACGGTGACCTTCAGCCTTACGTGGGCTAGCAGCATCTGATGGCCGACATCGTCCACCCGATTCCATGGCAGCTATCGAACTTCCTGCCTGGATCTGGTAACTCCGGTGGCTACTCCCTCGCTGACTACGGCTTTGACTATGCGCTTGGCGGGATCCCCTTCCTGTCTGGGACGCGTGACCAGTTCCCGTACACCGAGGGCATGGCTGAGATCAGGAAGCAGCAGTTCGACAGCTCGGCAGAGCCGGGCGAGCAGAGCATCTACGGTTGGTGGCTTCGATCGCAGAACTCGTGGACCTCTGGTGCTGGCCTGATCTATCAAGACCCCGACGTCATCAACCCGTACACCAGGGCGTTCGACCTCCGGTTCGACGACTCGCTCGGGGTGGATACCTGGAGCCCTGGTGTTGTCAGTCTGCTGAAGCAGCCTGTTCAGCGGTACAACCTGACCAGCACAACTACAGCGGTACGTGGATACGTCGACCCTTCGGGGGTCGACGCTACGTATCTACTTGAAGGCAACGTGCTGTACAAAGTGACCGACGCTGGACGTACCGCTATTACCACCGGCTCTGCCGGTACCGCTCTGGCCCTGACCAACTCTGGTACCGCATGGTTCCTGCTGGCTACGGATGGCATCTGGAAGGGTGTCGATACCGGAGCGGGTGCGAAGATCTGGAACAACCCTGCCGGAACGCTCACCACAGGAGTCATCGAGGTGGTCAAGCAGCGCCTGGTGGCAGGGTGGAACAACGTTCTGTACATCCTGGACGTGAATGGTACGGGCACGGGAGCGCCCGTACTGCCTACCACATGGGTCGGTGGCTTCGGTATCGTCATGACCCACCCCGACACCACATGGGTGTGGACTTCCGCCACCGAAGGGCCGTCGGCTATCTATGCGTCGGGCCATAACGCTACCCAGTCGGCTGTCTACAAGTTCGTGTCCGACCTGACGTCGACCACCGAGACGTTCATCCCGATCATCTCTGCCAGCATGCCGAGAGGCGAGCTGGTCAACTCGATCCTGGTCTACGTCGGTACCTTTATGGGTATCGCCACATCCCGAGGCTTCAGGGTTGGTGAACTCGACGCGAACGGCGACATCTCGTACGGGCCGCTGCTCTTCCAGCCTACCGGTGGGTGTCAGTCCATCGCAGGTGCAGACAGGTTCATGTACATAGGGTCTACGAACGCACACGACGGCGCTACGGGCATCTTCAGGGTGGACCTGGGTACCGCGTACCAGGAGGCCTCTACGAACGTTCTGAGGTACGCCTACGCCCGCGACATCTACGCCCCGAACACCACCGGACTAGTGCAGTCGGTGACCACGTTCGGTAAGACAGACCGCCTGGTGTTCACCATCAGTAACGGCTCGGTGTGGATACAAAGCCCGACCGATCTGTACACCACCGGCTACGTACGTACGGCCCGGATCCGGTTCAACACCGAAGAGCCCAAGCTGTACAAGTTCATGTCGGTGTCGGCTCCGAACCCGCTGCTCGGCAACCTCACGCTGTCCATCATAGACATCCAGGGTACCGAGTGGCCAAGCCTGACGTACGGTCCCAGCCTGAATCCAGGCACGGGAGATGTGACTATCTCCCAGCCTGGTGGTGCGCAGAAGTGGATCAAGCTGAAGTTCACGCTTACCCGTGGAGCCAGTGACCATACGGTTGGGGCGGTCCTCGATGGCTGGCAGGTCAAAGCCCTGCCGGGATCCATCAGGCAGCGCATGATCAGCCACACGTTCCTCCTGTTCGACGAGGAGAAGGACAAGGCTGGTCAGCGGATGGGTACCGATGGCTACGCACGGTCCAGGTTCGAGGCGTTCAAGACGCTGGCCAGGGCGGGTGACGTAGTTGTGTTCCAAGAGCTGTACGAGGATACCTCGACGCTCGTGGTGATCGACGATTGGAAGTTTACGCAGCTCGGCCCGCCGGGTCCTGGTGGTGGAACCCTTGGGGGTTACCTCACCGTGGTCCTGCGGACGGTAGCCGAGTCCATTTGATCTATTCAAGGGTGGGGATCCATGAACTACGGAGAGATACTGACCGCTGTGGGTATAGCTAGCACGGGCCTGGGGGGCTTCGTCAGCGGCCGGATTTCCGGCCGGGCGGGTGCTAGTCAGATAGCTACCGACACGGTTGATCTGCTCAAAGCTCAAGTCGATGTGCTCAAAGGAGACAAGGAGCACAGGGATCTTGAGATCCTGGACCTGATATCTCGGGTGGTCGTCCTTGAAGGGCTGGTAACCCAGCGGGCTGAGGTTGGAGAGCTGACCACCAAGGTGTCTATGGTTAAGGACACGGTGGACCGTATCGCGGACAGGGTGGGCGCATGACGGGGAAGCGGAGCATCCCCATGATTCGCGACGCCCTGAGGGGCGGTCGCTGATGAGCGCCCCCTCCTGGTACAAGCGACAGCCGTTCAGCCCTCATCAGGTGTACAGCACTGAGACCATCCGGGATATCCAACGCACGCTGTCGTGCCCTGAGAGCGGGGAGATGGACGAGCGCACCGTCAACCACATCAAGGGCCTACAGTATGCGATGGGCATGCCGGGGACCGGAAGAATAGATGAGCCTACAGCGCTGGGGATCCAGCGACTGAGGGATAGATACACCAACTCCATGGAGGAAGTATGACTAAGTACGCGGTAGATCTCATTGAGCGGACGGCAGCCACGTTCGGCTTCGCGTTCCTGTCGGTGTTCAGCTTCTCTGATCTGAGCACCCTGCACGACGCTGCGATCGGTGGTGCGGCTGCGGCTGCGACCGTCATCAAGAGCCTGCTTGCTGGCTATCTCAGTGCAGGCGAGTCCGCTGGCCTGTCCAGCAAGTAAGAGGAAAACCCCCCAGCCCGAAGGCTGGGGGGTTTCTTTGCGTTCCGGGTCAGTTCTCCGGGTCGTCCAGGAACTCGTCGAACGTAGCCTGAGCGATGGTCTCGTTTTGCTTCGCGTCAGCTTCGTTCTGTGCGCTCGGATCGAGCTGCCACCGTGCGTTGCTCGCCGTCTCGGCCTGCGCTGCCTGCGCGTAAGCGTCGTACTTCTTGCCCATCGTGTACCTCCAGAGTGAAGGAAAGGCGCCCATCAGGGCGCCGTCCCAAGCGTACATGCCTCAATCGTCTTCTTCGCCGACCATGCCGTACAGGAGAGTCTGGGCTGCGAGGCCCACGAACCGGCTGACATCCAGGAAGTCGTCAGCGTTGTCGGAGAACTTGAACTCCAGCTCGACTGTCACTACATCATCGTCGAACTTCAGCTCAAACTTGGCGGTCGGGTTGTCGATCATTCGTCCTCGTCTCCAGGCTTCGGAGGTGCGGGCTCAAGGATAGGGTGGGTGGTCACTGGTTTCCGTCCTCTCGGAGGATCTGCTCGGCCTCGGCTACGGCCAACAGCTGGGCGGCAAGTGCTGCTGCAACCTCCGCCTCTCGCTGTACGTTCGCTAGCTCGATCAGCTCTTCGGGTGTCACGACTACGCGTCCTATCTTAGCATGCTCGATGAGGTTGAGGCACTGCTGGCAGGGCTGAGAGGTGACGTAGAGAGTAGCCCCCTCGCACGCAGCCAGCCCCGCTTGGAGGATGGCGTTGTGCTCCGCATGGATGGCCAGGCAGGGGAACTGGTTGTAGTCGGCCCCCGGCGGTACCTCCTGATGGCTGAGCTGCCCTCTGGGGCAGCCGCCGTTGATGCAGTGCAGCCTACCGCTAGCCACTCCGTTGAACCCGTTGCCTATCACCTTCCGGTCCTGGACGACCACGGCCCCCACCTGGCGGCGGGAGCACGTGGCCATAGTGGACCAGAGGGTGGCCAGCTCCAAGAAGAACTGATCCCAGGTGGGTCGGGTCGTCACTCATCCTCGTCTTCGTCGGGCTCTTCGGCCCAACGCTTGAGGGTCTCTTCGATCTCCTGCCGGAGCTCCTCTTCCATTACTTGTTCTTCTTCTTGTATGCATCGAGCGCAGGGGTAGAGCTCTGACCCTTGCGGTTCTGGCCGTACTGCTGATCGAACTCGTCAGCCTTCTTCTGGGGGTTCGCCCCCTGGTCGTACGGCTTGCTGTTCAGGTCTTCCTTCTTGTCGTGCTTACCCATCAGATCTCCTCCACTTCGATGATGTTCTTCACGGTCGGTTCAGCTCCTCGATGTAGTACTCCTGATAGCTGATGTAGTTGCTCGGCTCAGACATAGAGAAGCTGCCCGAGTCCGGCTCGACGGTGGTGTTGTACGACTCGGCGATGTCCTCCAGGTGGTCGAAGGCCTCGCTCTCCGACTCGAAGTAGCTGGCCCCGACCACCTCGGAGAAGTCTCCTCCGTCGACCGAGGTCCACTCGTTGATGATGACGAACACGCTGCTCATCGCTGCCTCCGCTGCTTCCTGCTTGAAGTCTTTGATCAGGGCCTTCTCGATCTGGTACTTACCATACGCTGCGTAGCTGTCGTGCGGGGTCTTGCGCCTGCTCACTTATACTCTTCGACGCTGAAGTTGCGACTACGAAAGCTTCGGGACAAGCAGTTTTCCAGCTCCTCCATCAGGAACTCGAAGTCCTCTTCGTCCCAGCTCTCAGGGACATCGACTTCGATGCCTATCGTGCGCTTCACTTCTTGATCCTCCCGAGGAGATAGTCTTTGCCCTGCTTGAGGTACATCGAGTTGGTGTCTTCCCCGTCCGGCATGCGCATCCGGACTACCATCGTGTTGCCCTGATCGATGTGCTCGGACATGGCGATCCACAGGTCCTTGCCTGCGTTGTCACCATCCTCAGCCAAGTATACACGACTGAAGTCTTCGAGGAGGTTGGCCCAGTAGTCCTTCCAGTTCTCTGCGCCCGGCACCGCAAGTGCCGGTACACCGATCTGCTGCCAGATCAGGGCGTCGATCTCCCCTTCGGTCACGACGATCCAGTCGTCGGCCCAGGAGACTGCCTGGACTCCGTACAGGTTGACCGGAGAACCCTTCCGCTTCCAATACTTGGAGTGGTGGGGGATCTCCTTGCAGTTGTGGTCCTGGATGCAGCGGAAGTTGAAGTTCACCGGCCCCTTATCCGTGAGGTATGGGATGGCGAGGTACCCACGAGCAGGCTCATGGCCCGGCAGTGGATTCCTAACTACGCCAAGTCCTCTTGAAGCTGCGAACTCCAGACTTACCCCGCGTCCCTCCAGCCATTCGGCCGCGTCTGCCAGATATGGGCTGTACTCCGCCCACGCTCGCTCCAGATATTGCCTCTGCTCTTTCGACAGCTTCACGAAACGTCACCTGCTCCCATTGCATGATCACTTGGACGGCGTTGCCTTTGGGGCAGTCGGCTGCGTGACAGTTGAAGACTTGCTTCTGGCTGTTGACCGAGCCGGAGGCGTCTCGGTCTCCGTGGAACGGGCATCGGTAGGGCTTCCATCCGTAGCCCTCAGCCACAGGCTCTCCACCAAATGACTGAAGGATTGGTCCGATGGGGAAGAGCGGGAAGTCGGCATCGTAGATGCCTCCTGAGCGCGAGGCTCCGCCCCGTCGCGAATCAGCTACCCCACCAGAGCTTTCGCCTCTTCGCCTCATCATTCACCTTCCGTTGAATCGCGCGGAGTCCATCGCCGTCACTGCCGTACACGATGTTGTCATCGCCGTACAGCGTCTGGTCTTGCAGGAGCGAGTGGAGTTCGGTCAGCTCGTCGTCACTCAGTTCCATCAGACCTCATCTTCCCTCTTGATCTTCTGGTACGTCGCACCGCTGATGCTGATGCCGCTCCTCACGAACAGATCCCAGGCGTGAGCCTGGTACGCAGGAGTATCCTTCAGCCACTCGGGTGCGTAGTCCAGCAGTCGCATGACGAGCAGCCATTCTTCTTTGGTCAAAGGTTCACGTTCCATCAGGCTTCACCTTTCCTATCAGGGCGTGAGCTGGAGGCTCACGCAGGTACTCGAACGCCCGCTCGAAGTACTCCCCATCGTCACGGGCGTGAGCGAGGACGGAGTTGCAAGGCTTGCACAGCAGGCCTCGGACGTACCCCGAGTTGTGGTCATGGTCGACTGCGAGCCTACGCACCTTGCCGGTGGCTCGCTGGCACATGTAGCACGTGCCTCCCTGCGCCTCGTAGAGGGCCCAGTATTGCTCTGGGGTAATCCCATACCGGGTCATGATTCCACGGGCCCAGGCGGCCTCTCTGGTGGCCTTACGACGGGCCCTCTGACATGTAGCACACCGAGGACCGGGCGCCTTAAGCGCCCGGGTCGTCGATCCACAATCTTTACACGCCACCGCACGCCCACGTTCGACGTCCCTCGTCAAGCCAGACGTGAGGAGGGTGAGGAAATCCGTTACCACAGTGCATTAGCTACTCCTTGGGGGCTTGGGCGGAGGGACCGGGGCGGGGAGACGAGGCGGACGCAGGCAGTGCTTCATCCCGCAGCTGTTACAGGCCATCACTTGATCCATTCGTCGAGTAGGTTGCGAGCGAACTCCTGAGCGGTGACCAGATCGACACCATCGGACATCGTGGCCGTATGATAGATGACGCCATACGCGTAGTCGGCCGCGATGTCGGCCGTCAGGAGGTTGACGTACTCCTCGTCGCTCAGCTCCCAGCCGCGCGAACCGTCCGCTCGCTTGATGCTGCGTGCCATCAGTACTCCTCGCCGTCCGGGTCGCCATCGAGCAGACCAACAGCCACTTCGTAGCCTTCCCAGTTGTCCACTCCGGCCGCCTCAAGGGCTGCGAGCCAGCCAAGCTGGCCCTGGGTGTAGTCGAACTCGTCGTAGGTGAGGGTGAAGGTGCCGTCACCGTTGTTCTTAGCCATCAGTCTCCCCATCCGACCTTCTCGTCATCTGGCACGTACGGACCATCGCGGAACAGCGGAGCAGCAGGCTGCTCCATCTCCTCAATCAGGCAGATCGCAGGCTGGGCGCTCATCTTGAAGTACTTCTTGCCCATCGCATCCTGGGGACCGAAGCGGTTCTTTACCGTCGCGACGTCCAGTGTTCCCTGATGACTGTCACCCCAAAGAGTGAGAATGAGGGTCGGTAGCTGATTCGCCTTACCCATGATGGCGGAACGGGGGGGCGGAGCCCCACCCTTAGCGCTCTCAGAGGTGTGATGAACCACAGTGATCGCTGTTTCTTGCTCACGTGCCATATCCTTTAGCTCGGCCATCAGTGCCCAGTAGTTCTGCTCGCCAGCACCCTCGTAGTCGATGTCCATCATGATGTCGATCACCGTGTGGTGAGGGTACTCGCCGTTCAGTTCACGGAAGGCTTCCGCCTCCCGCCACATGTGCTCCAACGTAGGACTGGAGCGGAAGGACCACCTGATGTGGTCCATGTCCTTGAGTACCTCGTAGGCCATGGCCTTCTGGCCCATGACCCACAGCTCGGTCTCCTGGGACGGTGTGCCGGTCAACATCGACAGCGTGCGTGATGCCATCGTGAAGTCGTCCGAGTCCGACGAGTGGTACAGCGTAGGCACCTGAGCACCCATCTGTCGGACGATGTTGAGCGCGAGGACCGTCTTCATAGAGCCGGGTGGACCGGCGATCATAGAGATAGAGCCTCGACGGAACGACATCTTGTTCTCTTCGAAGACAGGCCAAGGGGTGGGCAGTGGCTCACCTGCCGACACCCCTCGCCTGACTTGTCGCGCCAAGGTTTTCACTCATACACTCCCTGATTGAGTAGCCAGTGGACGAGAGTGGGGGCGGACCCGGCGTTCGTCATACCACCCCTGAGCAGTTCATCGATAACCTCCGACCACTCCTCCTTAGTGGCACACACCGCGATCGAGTCAGTCTGATCCGCTTCCATGCGATGATATGCGTGCATCACTTGGTAACCCCCCACGACTTGAGTCCGGCGATCAGCTTCAGGGCTGCGGGCGAATGCCCGATCCCGTCCAGGTTGTCGAGCAACTCACGCCACTCGGCCTCGCTCCCGATCACCATGTAATGCGGTCCCTCAACTTCAGGGTCGAACGTCAGGGAGACATCCATCAGGCACGAACACCCGCCCTCTTGAGGGCCTTGAGTAGCAGGACGGTGCCAGGCTCCAGCTCGGTCGGCTTCCCTTCGGCGTCGAGCTGCTCCTCAAGGAGAAGCTCCAGCCAATCCAGGTCGATCAGCAGGTCACGCCAGCCCGACCGGCTGCCCGTCACTGTGATCTCCTCCATCGGACCGCCCTCAAAGAACATTCGAGCTTCCATCACTTGCCACCTTTCGTTCGTTCGAACTTCTTGGCTGCCTCGTCCAGCTCTTTCTTCCGGCTCGGCGACAGGGTCGCCTTGCCCTTGGGCTCAGCTTCGCTGTCGCCCTGGTCTTCAGTGAGCTTCTTCTTCTCGGTCACGTGGGCGCATCCGGGATCGAACCGGAGCAGCTACCTGAACCCGCAACGTTCATGCGCCCTGGCAGGCGCCCCCGAAGGGGCGCCCTTGGATCAGTAAGCGTTGATGAACTTAGCCACTAGGTCGCCGTAGTGGTCAAGCCCATCCTCCTCGTCACACTCGTACGACTTGTGAAGGTCGTAGTCGATGTCGGCCAGCAGCCCCCGAAGGGCTGCGTCCACGCGGTCCCAGTCAAGGCGGTCCATCAGCCCTCAGCCTTCACGAGCTTGACTTCGTGCTCCTTGATGTTGCCAACGCGCTTGACCAGCTTCTTACCGAGGATATCCCCGACGTCAACCGATCCACCGTTGTCGATCACAGCCTGCTTGAACTTCTCTCGCTCGTCCTTGCTGTTGAACGGGACCCGAAGCTCACCGTCGTTCGTCTCGATGGTCACCATGATCTGGTGGACAGGGTTCAGCTGAGCTCGCTCGGCCTCATCCTTCGGCACGCCCTTCGGCTTGCCGTCCACCCAGAACTTCTGGAAGCCGACCTTGTTGTTGGTGGTGTCCCACTCGAACACCGGGGCATCGGTGACGATCTGCTTGATCACGCCCTTCACGAACTCGCCCTCGGCCTTGAGGTTCGCCACCTTCGCACGCTTCTCGCTGGAACCGAAGAGGTCATCGAGAGTTGCCACTTAGTTCTCCTTGTGTCGTTTGTTTTTTGTACTGCTGGGTAACTTACCTGTCTACCAGTCCGAGGATACCACAGGCTTGGGGGGCTCGGCCTTGGTCTCCCATGGCTTCGGCTTGGTCTCAACCTCAGCCTCGCCCTCCCAGGGGGCCTGGCTCTCGGCGTCCGAGTCAACCTCCTCCGGAATCTTGACGGCCCCGAGCTGCTCCTTGAGGAGCTTCTCAGCGCTCTCCAGATCCCCGGCGGACTCCTGGTCCACCTCGGGCTGCGAGGCTGCGAGAGGGGCCTCTACGCCCTTCTTGATGCGCCCTACGGTAGCCTCCTCCTCCTTCTGGAAGGCGTAGACGTAGCTCACGTACATCGCAGCCACAGTCTCGGGCGATACGGCTGCGTCGGGTTCGTCTACCTTGATCTCGACGTAGCCGTACTGCACGGTTCGACTCGGGATCCGGAAGATCATGTCAGCCACGCTCGATCTCCGCCCCATACTCGTAGCCCTCGTTCCAGAAGTACTCCTCAGCCCAGTCATTGAGGTAGTTGTTCCGGGAAGCGACGGTCAAGCCATCCCACTCCTCGTCACTGAAGCCGTAGTCCGACAGGTCGGCCATCTCGGTGGACTCACAGCCCCCGTACGGTGTGCTGGCACTCAACTTCAACTTGTAGGTCTTAGCCATTACCTTCCTCCAGCGTCTCGTCGTCAAGCTCCTCGTCAAGCACGATGTTCTCGTCGTTGTCCTCAGCCATGCTTGTACGTCCTCGTCAGCTCGTCCAGCTCGACACACCTGAAACACGCCCACTCATCCGACTCCTCGTCGAAATACAGGTCGTCCTCATGCTTGTCGCACGCCTTCGAATATTTCTCCTCAGCGTACTTGTCGTTCCAATACTCATCATCCTCGCGACTGCCCATCACTACTCCATCACTAGGAACGGTCCGTCCACGATCTTCATGTAGCCGTCCGGCTGACGCTGATGGATCGAGGTGACCAGGGCGACCACAACACCGCCGTCCTCGACCTCGTCCCAGTCTAGCGTTACGTTCACGCCGTTGTCACGCTCTTCCTGGATGGCAGCGCGGATGCGCTGCGCTGCGGCTTCCGCCTTTGTCCTCATCAGTATGGGTATCCGTCCTCTGTGGAGTGATCGTAGAAGGTGGTCCTTGGGGTGATGCCTGAGTTGACCATGCAGTTCTCGGATTGGAAGCAGAACTTGCACATGAAGCCAGCCTTGGTCTCGTAGTGCTTGCCCTCGATCCGTTCCAGTACCTCTTGGTACTTGGCCCCAACCTCGGCCGGGTTGACCTCTGACAGGTCCACGTACCTGGTGTTCGCTGCGCCTGGAGCCAGCATGACATACCTACCGAAGTCGAACTGGTCTACGCAGAACGTAGCGTCGTGATCGTTGTGCTTCAGTAGGGCTGCGTAGGTGATGAGCTGGAAGTTGTCGGGCTTGGTTGAGCCCGTCTTCCAGTCCACGATCACCGGGCCCTTCTTCTTGTGCTCCGCGATGATGTCGATGAACGCCTTGACTGGTACGTCAAGCCCCGGAAGCCCGCCTGAGGCGTCGTACTCAACCTCCCAGACATCCAGGTCAGCTAGCTCCTCCTCGGCCTTCTCGTAGCACTCCACGGCCCTCTGAAGGGCCTTCTCGTGAGTGATAGGCGCATCTGCCGGACCACCAGCCAGCCAGGCTGAAAGATCCGGCTCGATGCGCATCTGCTTAGACACGATCGGATAGAAGTAGTCTTCCATCGGACGGTCAGGCTCGCCCTTGAGGCGAGCCTCGATCTTGTCATGGACTGAGCTACCGATAGGTATGTACCATGACTGCTTCTCCTCCCCGCCCTTCAGGCGGGAGAGGTACCACTGGCGGGGGCAGCTGGAGTAAGTCTTCCACTGGCTGAACGAGATGTGTTCCATCAGTCAATCTTAGCACGACCCCTAACTACCGGTGTTCTTCCTCTTCTGGCAGGTCCGACACCGACGCTTACCCCTGCCGTCGATCATCCAGTCATCGTGATCACGCTTGCAGGTTACCTGTGGGGTTCGTGCAGGGCCCTCGCCCGGAGCGAATCCAGTCCTTCCAGCCCTAACAGACTGATAGTCAGGGCGTTCGGCATCTGGGAACAACCCCTCAGGGGGTTGTCCACCTCGGGTAGTCCAGTACCTATCCAGTTCACTGGAGTTGACACCGCACTCCTGCCTGACAGGGCAGGATGCACACACCTTCAACCCTTGAGCGATCGGTTCATGCTGGACACCCTTACTCAGACTGTCCGTCAGTTCGAACTGTTCAACCGGAAGCCCAGTGCAGGCTGCTTCGTCCCTCCACTCCTCGTAGGACACAGCCCAAGAGGTAGGTCGCAGCAGTGGTACCAGTGGTCCGTTTCTCATCTTCTCCCCGCCTAGCAGTAAGGCCACCCCTGAAGGGTGGCCCTACCAGTGTCTATGGTGTCAACCTTTAGGGCCCCTCAAGGGCCCTACTGGTGTCTAACTAGTAGCTACGTAGGCGCCTGGTTCACCAGATCCGATCTCTCCGTCGCCTTGAGGCTCTGTCGGATCGATGTGATTGTTGCGCATACTGTTTAACTACAACTTCAGTTTAGCACACGCCACCAAATCGGAGGCGCACCCCACATTCACCCTAGCTCCACTCGTACGGGTAGGGCCGAGACTCCGGATGCAGCCTGATTACTACAGACTCAGGCTCCGGCATCACCAGAGGTACCTCTACGCGGGGCCTGGAGGCCCGCTGCGCGGCTCTATAGGGCTCGGTGACCCAACTCCCCATCCATCGCACGAGAGGCGCCTCAGCGCCGATCTGTGGGTTCATCGATTCAGCCCTTCCTCTCAGGAAATTTCATAGTATGTGTGACCTGCGTCACACCTCCTTGTATGACTCAGCGATACGGCTGCGTATGTAGTCAGCCTGCGCTGAGATGCCCTCTCGTACTACGTATGACACATCGGTCTTACCGTATGTCGCGAAGATCAGGTTCAGGTCCTTCGCGAACTGTTCGGTCATCTTGACGGTGATCTGCTTGCGCTCACGCATGTCTGGGTGAGTCATACGGGTGATCCTTCCGTGTGGTATAGTGGAGACATGGCAAAGACTAGGAGTACGCTCGTCATACCGGACATCCAGTACCCGTATCACGATGCGGTAGTACTGGACAAGATCCTGAAGGTCGCTGCGACATACCAGCCCGACCAGGTCATACAGATCGGGGATGGCATCGACTTCCCTCAGGTATCACAGTGGTCCAAGGGTACCGCAGGAGAGTATGCCGACACCCTACAGGAGCACGTAGACGGCTACCGGCAGGACTTTCTCCTTCCCCTTCGGGAGGCTGCCCCACAGGCCAAGATTGTGTGGCTGGAAGGGAATCACGACCTTCGGCTCCGGGAGTTCGTCCGTAAATACGCCGCGCCACTGACCAACCTTCGAACGCTGGAAGTATCCAGCCTGTTCGAGCTGGCTGACCTCGACATCAGTTACGAACGTGGTCCGCTCCGTGTGGCTACCAACACGCTGGCAGTACACGGCCACGAGGCTGGCGGCTACTGTGCCAGCGCTAGCGCCTGGGATCTCAAGTTCACCAAGCGATACGGCAGTGACAAGTCCTTCATCTTCGGTCATACGCACCAACCTTTCCTGATCACCCGGGCATTCGGCTACTCGGGCAAGGTGTCACCCAGGTTCACGATGAACACTGGAAGTATCATGGACCCCGTGGCTGCGACATACGTGAAGGATGGAGCCGTGTCCTGGCAACAGTCATTCGCATGGCTGGAGGACGACGGGAAGAGGGTGTGGCCTGAGCTGGTGACTCTAGTGGATCGCCTCGGTTACTTCAAGGGCGAAAGGCTGTGACCGACTGGTTTGAGTGGTGTCGCCAGTACTCACCCCAAGTGCGCGCCCTTCAGGGGCGCGACAGGAGGCTTGCGGAAGTACTGGACTGCGACGGCTGCCAGAAGCCCGAAGGCTACGAGCCCTGCGGTAAGCATCCCGTCGACTACGTGTACAAGGAGTGCTGATGGAGGAGGATGAGTGCCTGTGCTCGTTCGGGCACTGTCACTACTGGGACTACTGTGAGTCCTGCGAACAGTACGACACGTGGACCCGATGCCCCGTTCATTGCCCCGAAGATCACAAGGAGTACCGCTGATGCTTGACTGGACTCGTTTGACACCCGCCGTCGACCGTGCGGCGGGCATCGCTGCATCCAACTTCCCTGCACACCACGACATCAACGATGTGAAGCAGTCGATGTGGGTATGGATCATGGAGAACAAGAACACCGTCACCAGAGTCCTCACCGAGGGAGATTTCGAGGCCAAGCTCTTGGGCTTGCTCGTCCGGGCTGCGAATACCCACCTCAAGACAGAGGATGCGCAGACCTACGGATACGGTGAAGAGGACCGGTTCTTCTACTCGGTCGACCTGATCAAGAGCATCCTGGAAGTCATCTTCCGATACGAGGACTGGCAGTCGTTCGCGATGAGCCAGGACACCCAGCCTAAGGCTAAGAGTGAGCCTGCTCTCGGTGGCAACAACCTCGCCTCGTACGCCGACGTCAAGTCGGCTGTCGAGAAGCTTCCAGACGACTACTACGACCTCATCCTGTGGCGCTACAAGTACCAGTACACGTTCACCAGGATCGGTGCCGAGCAAGGTACGTCCAAGCAGTCCGTTCAGGAGCGCCACGAGAGGGCTGTGAAGGCCATCCAGGCGCTGCTTGGGCAGCAGTCCCTCACTGAGCTTCGGAGGGGCTACGACGGGCGCACAGCGAATGCTGTGACCCGAGGAAGCATCAGCCGTAGCGACACTGCTCAGCATGTAGTCGAAAGGGACTATGAGGGATGACGCGGGGGATGGGTGGGTAGGAGTGGAGTCGAACCACTCTGCGCGGCTACGGGGCGGTGCCCCTACCTATTCGCCGGGAATCAAGCCCGACACCCCCAACCAGGGGGACATCCCGAATCGAACGGGACTACGCTAACCTATCTCTACCCTTGGGGCCCCTCCTTCCGGGAGGGGCTTTTTGCTGTCAGTCGCCTAGCAGTTTCTTGCCGATCAGGACACCGATCACGATGCCGATGAAGAGGGTGATCACTCTGACTCCTTACCGTTGGTGTTCAGTTGCTGACCAGGAGCAGGGTGACCCCGAAGATGATCAGGGCCAGGCAGAACGCCACCCAGATTACCGCGAGTGGGTCGGTGACCATAGTCTTGAAGACCTTACCGAGATCGTTCAGGAAGTCCATCAGTCCTCCTCCTTGCTGTTGCTGCAGTCGGGCAGGTTGGACAGCACGTAGATCACGTCGTCCACCAGCTTGTGATAGCGGAGCTGATACCACAGGGCAACCGCCGCGAAGGCGACGATGCCCGCGATCAAGGCGTAGTCGTACTTGTTCACTTCTTCTTCCTACTCATGATCAGCATGGCTGTGGCGAATCCGGACAGCCAGAAGTTGAGCATCCCCACCATGGCGAGCCACAGGTTCACTACCATCCACTCCCTAGTCCCTTGATTTCCGCCTTGTAGTGCTTCTCAAGGCTCTTGTTGCTGTCCACCTGGATGTCTCCGGTCATGACGTTGCGCATCAACACGCACAGCGGGCCGGTAGCCACGATCTCGTAGACATGCGACCTCTGACTCAGCGAGAGCTGTTGACCCACACTCCAGTCAGGGTTGGACCATACGGCCTCGATGTCCTCGTCAGACATCTCGACCATCTTGCCCTTGCCGTCGATCTCCACCCTCTTCTTCGGGTAGAACTCCTCGCAGTAGCCCCAGGCAGGCCACGCGAGTGGACCGTACCAGCCGTACGAGGATGTCTCGTTGACGATCCATACCCTCCCCGCCCCGTCGTTCAGGTAGGCTACTCGCCTCACCTTTGCGTCGAACGGAGTCTTGATGAGCATGCCTGGACGTAGCGTCGTGACCGGCTTCTTGATGCCAGCCTCAAGCAGGTCGTGATACCCATCGACGATCTCGGTAGCGATCTCCTTGAGAGATCGCCCTTCGTTGCGGTCGGAGTCCAAGAACTTCATCACCGCATCAATCTGCTGGTTCTTAGTAGGTGGTGACAAAGCTCACCACATCTCGGGTGGCCCTGAATCCAACCCGCGACTCGATGTCAATCGAGTAGACGTACGCGCTCTCGTCCGTGTCCGAGGTGTGGTTCCTGGCGAAGTCGATGGCGTCAGCTTCGTACTGACACACCTCGATGAAGTTGCTGGGGTGGAGTGCGAAGTTCGGGTGATTCGACTTGGACGCTATGTACAGCTTCATGTTCGCCCTTTCAATTTCAACATCTGCTGAGATGCTGGCACACGACCCACCGGGGTGGGTCGCATACTTAAGTCTCAGAAGTTCTCCTCGATCAGATCGGCGATGTCCGCGAACGACAGGCCGCTGTCGTTCTGGTAGGACAGGCGAGTCCAGTCATCCTCCCCGGTCGCGGGGTCGGAGGAGCTGAACCCCGCCCACTCCGCGACCTCTTCCGGGAGGATCCCGAGGGCGAAGTGAAGGCCGATTGCGTAGTAGTCGCTAGAACCCCACTTGCCAAGTCCGGAGATGTCGCACAGTACTCCGAGGCAGCAGTAACTGGCCCTGCTGCCGCTTGTGGCCCTCAGGCTTCCTGAGGTCTGCTGGTACTCTCCGGAGCGGAGAGCCTGGACCCAGGCGGTCTTCACTTCGGGGTTCATCTTCTCCATAGCCGCTCCTTGTGGGGTGATGATCCACACTCCGCTTCTGCGGACTGGCCAGCACATGAGCGAAGAACTGCCATCCGGGGGACAAGCCCTTAGTACCCTACTTGATTCGGGTCACCGGCAGGGGCCTACTTATATTCGGCCACCCATGTGCTGACTAGACCGCCACCACCCCCGAAGGGTGGTGGACGGAAGCCTACTGCTTTTCTACTGTGATCGTCACCTCGTAGACGTACCCGTCGTACACAGGGTGCGACGGGTACCCTTCCGTGAGGTCATCATCGAACGCGTCGGCTATTGTCTTCAAGATGTCCCGAGCGCCGAACACGTTCGACGTCCAGTAGCCAACGCCTGTGACGCTATCCTCGGACTCGACGCTGATAGCCACCTCAGTACTCCAGAGGCTTTGATACGTCGATGAGACCGGACTCCAGTGCACTCACGATGATGGTGTGCGTGTCCTGGAGGCCCTCCCAGTCGTCGTGGGTCTCTGCGTACCGGAGGGGCGTTGGGAGCCCCTCTACGGGGGCGTCAGGCAAATCCCCGATCGTCCCTTCGCCAACGAAGATGATCGTCGTCTCCCAGCGGGGAGGAAGATCCTTCGCTGTGACCTTGCCGAGCACCATCCGGAGCACGAGGATCGGGTCATCCAGTGCATGGTTATCTCCGGTGATCACCACGTAGTCTCCGCTGTAGGTGATCAGGCGAGCGTACATCGACTCCTCATGGAGGTACACCTCGTCCGCCCGAAAGTGAACCGGGCAGTCTTCGCCCTGGGGGCACTCCCCAGCCGCGATCTTGGCGAACTCTTCCTTCAGGATCCGCTCGGCCTCAAGCTCTGCCGAGTTGACCGCTTCTCCGTCAGTCACAGTTGACCTCCAAGTCGTAGACCTGCCGCAGCCCGAGTGAGTAGATGTCGTCACACGTGGCCGAACAGATCAACTCCTCGGACTTGCCCATAGGGCCCTTGCAGACCAGACAGACAGAGTCGTCAGCGTACTCCGTGTCCCTAAATCCGTAAGCCATCTTCTCACCTTTCTTGCGAGGCTTCAGCAGGAGCCGAAACCAGCGGGTGTCAGGGACTTGCACCCCGATGTGTGCTGCTCACCCCTTGCCGTTCAGCTAGCCAGGTCGATAGGAACCAGCAAGCCGTCCTCATCGACGGCCAGATTCCAGGAGTGCAGGTCGGTGACGTCCCACATGAGCTCCTGGAGTTCCCCCTGGAGGGCCTTGAGCCTGATCCTCTCGGCTTCGGGCTCACAGTGATGCAGGAGCGCACCGAGGTACTCCATAGCCATCACACCACCACCACCCCCAGTCAGGTCATAGAACCGGAAGCGGGGGAGGCGACACCCTTTGGGCATCCTGGTGAACCAGTACCTGCGAAGCGCGTTCGCTTCACCTTTGTTCGTCTGGTAGCAGACTTCGTGAAGCTGAACCTTGTAGACCACCCCAGATGGAGCCAGGTAGGCCACGCGGCTGAGGCCGGTACCGACACGGGTCCAGCCCTCGGGTCCTTCTCCGTAGCGGTCAAAGTCGAACGCGTTCAAGCGTTCGACCTGCCAGTCACGGATGAGCGTAGCCTCTTCGATCGTTCCGAGCATGCTACACACCATCCTTGAGGCGTTGTTGAACGCGTTCGAGCACCTTGACAAGCGCCTGTAGGGCGCCTGACTCGGCACTGTAGCCACTGGCGTACCAGCAGAAACGCTCTTCCGCCTCGGCCTCTTCGAGAAGGAGCTTTACTAGCTCTTCCATGAGTACTCCCGTGAGCCAGAGAGCGCCCCTTATGGGCGCTCTCAGCGGGTGTCAAGGACTCGAACCTTGAAGTCTGCCGGTCACCCTGTCTCCCCCAGTCAAGACAAGTCATCGACTAGGAGAGCGTCACAGGCGGATCTCATCATCCGCCACGATGTCCCACACGGAACGCACACCTCGAATCTTGGCCAGGTCAAGCGCCGTACTCAGGTAGCCCATGTGGGTAACACCGTTGAAGTGGATCTCTCCGGTGCTGGGATCATCCCAAGCGCCGTAGTAGTCCGCAGGATTGCGACCGACCCACCAGGCCAGTTCGCCCGGGTCGATCTCACTCGCATCCTTGAAGATCAGCGGAGGGAACTTGCCACCTACGAAATAGCCCTCTGTGGGGATGTTGGCTCCGCTGATACTGACGGCTCCCTCCTCATGGGTAGCCATGCTGCGGAGGGTGGTAGCCAGATCGAACGCGTTCATGTCCTTGCTCCCCTACCTCAAGGGCGCCCTTACGGCGCCCTCAGTGCCCCCTTCGGACTCGAACCGAAGCGTATGCCGTTAGGGCTGGATCTTGCTTAGATCTCCTCTAGGGCTTCCTGGACGGCCACACCCCAAGGGATGCCGCTGTCCTGCCTGTGCTGGACCTTGCTGAGGACTTGGGTCGCCCTAAAGCTGACGCGGTCGATGACCCCCTCTTCCTCAAGCTGCTCCAAGAGCGTTCCTACAGAGATACCGCCGTAGGTGGCGTCGGCCTTCTCCAGACGCTCCAAGGGAACCCCCAGGTTCGCCAGGAATCGACCGACGATGCACGACGGCTCTCCGCTGCGAACGTAGTCGCAGCGATCGCGGCCGTCCGGTTCATAGACGTAGTCCTCACCCTTGAGCACCACCAAGTCCCTAAGGCCTGCAACAACGATTCCCGGGGTGATCTGAATAGCCATGATGTCCTCTTCCTGTTAGCGGTCTCAGCGCAAGCTGAGGCCTCAGTGCCCCTCCTGGACTCGAACCAGGATGTCTAGGAGGGCCCCGAAGGGCCGTCCACAGGCTAGTAGCTACGCCACGTCGCCGCCTTTGGGGCTGGATCTTGCTTAGAGCCCCTCTAGGGCGCACTCAACGGCCACACCCCAAGGGTACTCATTGTCCTGCTTGCATTGGGCCGTCCCGAGCGCTTTGATCACCTTCAGGATGAGGGGATCGATGACTCCCTCATCCTGAAGCTCCTCCAGGAGCGTGAGCGCAGCGGTACCGCTGACTGGCTCATCGGCGAGCTTCAGGCGCTCAAGGGAGACCCCCAGGTCGGCCAGGAAGCGGCCGATGATGCAGGAGGGCTTACCGTCGCGAACGTAGTCGCAGCGACCGGACTCACCTTGCTCGTAGACGTAGTCCTCACCCTCTTGCGCCACCAGGGCCGTGAGGCCTGCGGCAACGATTCCCGGGGTGATCTGAATAGCCATGATGTCCTCTTCCTGTTAGCGGTCTCAGCTTGCGCTGAGACCTCAGTGCCCCCTCACGACTCGAACGTGAGTGTATGCCGTTAGGGCGGTGATGCTAGCGGATCGTGTACACCTGGGCTAGGGCCTTACCCTTGCTGCACTTGTAGGCGTTGGGGACCGGCGCAGCCCCGGAGGGCTGACACCGTTCACACTCCGACAGGTGCCTGTACAGCGCCTTGACGATGTCCTCACGAGTGGTAACCACGTGCACTCCTTACGAGCTTGACGACGCCTTTGAGCGTCGCCTTGGCGATGTTGTAGCCGACCATCACTGCGACATAGCAGAAGATGCCGAACAGCGTGAAGTTGATGGCGGGGATGATGTACATGATCACAGCTCTTCCTGGATGAACTCAAAGGCAACCTTGGCTGCCTGAGCGTGAGTGGCGGGGAGGGGGATGTCCAGGTCTGCTGTCTGCAGCAGGATCCGGCCCTCCTCGGTGAGCTCACGCAAGGTGACCTCCCACTTGCCTACATACCGACGAGAGCCGGTACCGCCACCAACCTTGTTGACCTGCGCCCAAGCACTTGTGCCGGGCACGTAGCCTTCGTACTCAAAGTCCATGTCAGCCCCAGATCTTGTCTGCTACGTACGTGACCACCAAAGTGAAGGCCACCGCGATACCGTATGCTGCGTACATAATCAGACCTCCATGAAGGTGGCGGCGAACAGGTCCGCCGAGTACCAGTCGATCTGACCATCGTCGAACTGGACGGCTACAGAGCCGTCCTTCCTGAGTCCGACCGTGACTCCGACAACCTGCCGGGTCGTGATCGTCATGAGTGTTCGCATGATGTTCTCCTTAACCTGCGGAACCAAGAGGCTAGCGGGGGATGACCGTCGACCGAAGTCTAGGTGCTGTCACCCGCTAGCCGATGGCCCCACAGCCCAAAGGCTGTGTGGCAGTTGCGTCACGGCTTGCGCCGTGAACGCGGCTCTTACAGGGAAATTGGACTACCTAGCTCAGCCTCTGCCGTCTGGGACATGTCGTCGTGCGGCCCCTCAAGGGCCGCGCTCACACCGTCGGTACAGATCGCCGTCAGCTAGGTGACACACTGTTGATTTGTCAAAGATCGTCCGTGGATTCTCCGGCTCCTGGTGATGCTGTCCCGTCCAACCGTTATGACCGGCTGTGACGTTCACGCCAGGCTGCTCATCCAGACGCAGAGGGTCTCTCCCTAGCCTCCTTCGCCCGACGCCCCCTCAAGGGGCGTCTTCCTGGCGAGCTAGGCTCCGTACTGTTCAGTTGTCCAACACCAGGACCCTCACACCTGCCTGTCGACCCTGTCAAGCCCTTGCGGGCCTCACGTGTTCGATCCGCTGTGTTCCGATCCTGTCGGCGTGGGCTGCACCCTGAGGCGTGCCATCACCTGGTCTTGCTGAGGAGAAGCTTTCCAGCCTCTTGCGAGTCTGTCAAGCCCCTCGGGGTGATTCCCTCTCGGGTCTCTCCCCGTCGTCCTTGTTGGCCCGACAACCAGAACTAGACACCTTTGCTCGGGGTCTTGTCCAGCTTCCCAGGTCAGAGGGGGTGTGAGTAGATCGTCTTCGCAGTAGCGTGGGGTGGTGCAAACGGTAGATCCGGCTAAAGAATCATGGAACTCCCTGGTCAGCGCCCTAGCGCTGCCTATAGCGGGGAGAAGCACAGCAACTCGGACATCTCGGTACATCCAGGGCTTTGGTTGGTACAGAATATGGTACAGAACTGGGCTAGATTGCCCTGAGATGTCCGTTTCTGGAGCAACGTTCGCCCCTGCTAAGCCAGGCCCTACACGCGCGTGCGCGTGTACACACACCTAGGCCTGGCTCGATCTCTAGCGCGTGTCACGCGTGTATGCATGTGTGCGTGCATAGGCCCATGTGAGCATATCGGACATAGTGGTACACGTGGTGCTATGCCTGCATATACCAGGCGAGGGGGACTGTCCACCTTCAGATACCAGGGCAAAGTGGGACAT